AAAGATTTCTTGGTCGTACTGGTCACGCAGACGATAGCCAGCGCGGTCAGTAGCCAAGGATTCAAAGTTAATGTGGCTATGGGCTTCTTCGATGTCGTCAATCTTGAACGCAAAGTAGTTAGCCTGATCGACAACGAGGGTAAAGTCCTCGTCATCCAGTTCTTGCGGAACAATCTGAGTACCGCGAGAATATTCTTGCACCGAGATTTCCGGTTCTTTAATGATACGAACGGTATCACCAAAGTTGGCGATTTCGCCAAAGTAGTCATTGTTGGTAATATCTTCTACCACCGAGGCTTTACGAAAGGCCGTCTGGACTTTCTTAGAGTAAATAATCGGGGAGAAATTACCGTTGGGGAGGTTAGCGTACCCCGCCGCTGCACGGAATGCCATTGGTTTTCTCCTTTCTGGCAATGCTGGAAAAGAGCTAACGCGATAGCTTCAAGGCTGACGGGATAGGGTGAGGTTAGAACCGGCCTACGGAATCAGGTGGTTGAAGGCTTGATGTTAGCCTTTTATTAGAGGAGATCTATGTCTCTACTCTATTATATGCGGTGGTAGTCCCAGACGGGAGGCACCTTTTTAGTATTCTTTGGGCATTATAACATAGTAAATTTCATTTGTCAAGTAAAAAATTAACGTGCGCCCGCAGAAAGATCGTAATCAAAGTTACCGCTCTTGCGAGCTTTTTCGATTTCGTCTTCGTATCTTTCGTATTCTCTAGCAGACAACTGCATCACCTTAGACTCTGACCACACATTTTTGCCGTCAGTAGGCTCTTCTGCTCTCTTGCTAGTTTTGACAGACTTAGCAGCATTCGTATCCTGCTTAGTTTCTTTTTTATTGTTTTCAGATTTGTAAAGATCAATAGCTTTAGCAGCACCTAAAAAATCTGTGTCATTTTCATATAAGGCGCTCTGAATCCATTTTGGTTGATCGGCCACCCACTCATGAAAATTTTTATCTTGTCTCAAGTCATCATAGTCGGGGTGTAAGCGAGCAAGTTCTTTTTCCGCTTTCTCTCTTTCAATCTTAAACTCTAGTTCTTCTACCCGACGTAACTTACTCTCTACCTCGCCGCTGGCTTCCATCGCCTTTTTAGTGGCAATAGTTTCAACAATCTTAGCTACGTCTGGATATTTTTCGGCCCACTGATCTAGCTCCTCGTCACTTTTCGGCAGCTTTACTTGTTTTTTGGTAAGAGCCTCAATCTGCTCTTGCATCTGCCTGATGGTGCGATCAGTGTCCTCTTTGATACGTTGTTGATGACGGCGTAAATCACCGTACCGTTTTTTGAAAGTTTGCTCCTCAGCGTCTAAATTTTGATCTTCTTGCTCTGCCTGTTCCTCAACGGGTTGTGGGTTTCTTTCTGCCTCTAGCCTGGCAATCTCTTGTTCGTCCTCCGCAACATGATCTCTTTTATACTTAATGGTTGCAACTTGATCTTCTTGTACTTCCGCCATAGTCATAGTATTCTCCTTTTTGGGGGTCTTTAGTAGCCTGACACCATGTCAGGGGTAAAAAGTAGCCCGAAAAAAATTTTACTCGTAAAACATCAGACCGCCACGAGCAGCGGTTTTTACGTCCCTAAAACCGTAACCAGGGACAAAAACTTTGTTTTCAAAAACAGGATCGGCTTTTACAATCGCCTCTTCAACAACGTCTTTAATGATTTTTACTTTGGTATCGTCTGCTTCACCGCGATCATCCTCGCCTAGCTCTTGCATGGTCGGTTCATCAACGTCGATACCGATCATGTCCTCCAAGCTAGTTTCCCCGCCTGGTACACCCGCACCACCGTCTTTACCTGGGGTGATGTCAAACGTAGCAGCTTCTACTAGCGCCCTGCCAGCGATGTCAGCCATAAGCCCTGCACCACCAGGTAATTTGCCTCCAATTTCTTGCAACGCTTGCCCGGTTTTTTCTACAAAACTTTTTTCGCGGGGCGGCTCGTAGCTTGTATCGAAAGGGGTTGCGCGACCTTCTCCCATTGCTAGTTGCGCCGGGGTAAGATCTTCCTCTTCGTCCTCACCACCTTCATCCAAACCAGAGCCAAATCCTTGATCGCCCATGCTAGGCCCAGCAAAACCAGTGTTATCGGGGTCCATCTCATCAGTAGCATCTGGATCTTCTTCAGACCCAACTTCCCCGCCGCCATTAAACATCGGGGCCATCATGCCACTAGGATGACGCTTGGCTACTATAAGCGTGGCTTTTACTTCTTTATCCGGCTCAAGGTATTTAGTTTCTTCATCGTCCTGTTCTACTAGACCGTTTTCATCTACGTTTTCGATTAGGTCGAGATCTTCCATCTGCTGTAACTGAGCCAGGGCATCTTTGTGAAACTGCACAATCTGAGCCAGCCCATAATATCTTACGACGTTTGCTGGCAGCACATATTCACCTGTTGAGAGGTAAGCTGGAATATCATCAGCCACTTCCTCTGGAGTCGCGCCGGGAGGTGGGTCAGCCGGCTCTTCGTCATCATCTTTGACAAAATCGACCTCTTTCTCTACAGAGCCTCCAGCGGCTTTCTCTGGGCGCGGTTTTGGTTTAGGCGGCTCTGCTGGGATCAAACTATCGCTGGCCGAATCGTACACGATGCCGCGTTGTTTCAGTTCACTCGGTTTGTAAACAACACCAGTGCTTAACACCGGGGACAAAGTTTGATCTGAAGTGCCAAAAAGAGACGAAGTTTCATCTTTTACCGTTGGCGTTTCCCCGCGGTTCAGCGCCTTCACCATTTCCACAGCAGCTTTAGTAAACTCTTCTTTCGTATCATACTGCTCTGCCAGTGCGGCCCCAACTTTATAATTAACAATATCTCTATCCGCTTCCTCTAAAAGCTGGTTGTAATAACTAGCGCGATAGGGGTCATCTGCGTCTGGATCTAAAAATCTTTCGCCTTTAGCGATTAGCTGGTCCATGACCTCAGTGGCCTCTAACAAAGGCTGAAACTGATCTTTTTCAATATATTTAAGATAACCCGCACCGAGGATATGTCTTAGCGTGTCACCACCTTTCAGACCCAACTGTTCGCTTTCAGTAAACCGTTTAGCATCTTGGCGGGCAACTTCGGACTCTTCATAAGTGCCTAATTTTTTAGCGACTAAATTTCTTAGGTCAGTAGATGATTCAATATCATAATCTTCATCCTTAACTGCCGTACCACCCTCGGCCATAGTCACCGGATCAACCTCTTCCGACAACATCAACTCTTGGATGAAGTCTTTGATCTTGGTTTCTTTGTTGCCTTCTTCAGCCATAATCAATCCCTCTTTGATGACCCCTGCACGTCCTCTTTCATCTGGCCAACTTTTTTCAGTGCAGTAATAGCGCCCTGCGCCCTGTGTATGGTAGCAAAGTCATCCGACTGCTCCAGCACACGATAATGTTCTTGTATCTTTTCGTTAACGTATATTTGTAAAGTTTCTTTAAAATGTGGAGTGTTTACTAACGGTAAAAGTTTTTTAGCTACTGTGATGTTCACTTATCCACCTACTTGTTGTAGAGCCTGTAATAATTCTGGAGGTAGTTGTTGTTGCTGTTGGGGCTGTGGCTGGGGCTGCGCCCCACCACCTGTAGGCGCACCTTGCTCACCCGGTGCCGGTGCTTGCCCAGTGCCTATCGTGCCACCACCTGTACCCATCGGGTCTTGACCAACCGCCGCTTCAGATTGCTCTGCTGCCATCTGTTGTTGCATTTGCTGTAGCAGCATAGCCTGACGGAAAGCCTCCTCGGGTGAGTTGGCAACCTTATCTACATCCAAATCCATCGTTGCAGCGATCTCGCGCATGATGTATGGGAACTTCGCGAACGGTGCTAACACAGGGTTACTAGCAATCTGCAAGAAGCTGATTAGACGCTGTGAGCGGACTTCGTTTTGCATGAAACTTTCAGTGCCACGAGCGCGGATTTCTAGGTCGCCTTTGATCTCTGGATCAAAATCAAATTGCATGTTAAATGCAAACATCGCCTCGCCTAGCGGACGCAACAGATAGTCATCGAAGTTTTTGATGACGGTTCTGATAGAGCCACTAGCTGCACCCATTAACATAGAAATGCCTGATGCAGTTCGACCAGTGCCGGTCACGCCTGTTTGACCATAAGAAAAAGAGGGCAGACCCGAAGACTCGTCAGCTAAAACTCGCGCCTTATCAAACAGCATCATGTTTTCGCTAGACACATTCGGGAACTTTGTGCCAAATATAGCCTGACCCGGTGCGCCACCTTGACGGCGAAAAACTTTACCAGGATACACAGTTAGATCTTGACCTGGTGTTAGGTTAGACTCATCAACTTCAATCAGCAGGTTGCCTGATAGGACAGCGTTGTCCACCGCCAACCGCATGAAACCATTCATCAGGGTTTGCGTGTCGTCCATGTTTTCAGCCAACCCGACACCGAAGAACGAATACGGGTTAACTTCATAAGGAGTCGCGAAGTAAGGGATTCTTTTAGGCGTGAAAGGGTTAATAACAAGCCGGAGAACTTCTCCGTTACAGACCCAGCAATTGATTTGAACTTCGTCTTCATCTTTGTAATCATCAGGAATCTCCAAGTTATTATCGCGAGCGATCTGTGCGTCGATGGTCCCCCAGAACTCTAGTACCTCAAATCTTTCAATATCTGTGCCGGAGTAAGCAGCATTACCCTCTGCCGTCTGGTTATCATCCAGATCGTTCTCCCACCACTCACGGGTGTAGTCGGGACCATATTTGATTGCTTCTTCGATAGCACTGGATCTAAAGTACGGACGCTTCTTAAGGTAACGCATCTGAGATCTAGTCATGCGATGACGCTCCACAACGTAATCACAATCGTACATGCTATAAGCGTCAGGGTCTGGGTAGAAGTTCCAGAGAGAGGTGTACTCAACTTGCGGAACTGTTTTTAGTGTAGGGTCATATTCTCCGTTTTCATTCCAGTTGGAATATTCTTTGTCGAAAGCAAACGGCCCTTTCATGATACCGGTGCCAAACGCCACGCACTCAAAACAACTGAAGCGTAAATGCCGGGTAGCAGCAGACTCTTCTAACTGATCCTTAATTTTCTTTTCCATCTTTTTAGCGGCAACCATAGCCGGATGGAATGTGATAGCGGATGGTGTAACCCCTGGCCCCTCTTTCAAACCTTCGATATTCTCAAGGTCATCTTGCAGCGGACCTAAACGATCTCGTAAAGTGTCTACAGTATCGCCAGGTTGTAGATCCTTACCGTCACCAGGGAACCCGTAAACATTAGAGAACTGCTCCATAGCGGCATTGTCTTGCACTTCTTTGGGGTCGAAGTGAACTGTGTCTGCTACACCTTCTGGTAAAGTGGTAGGCTCAACACCGATAGGAAATCTATTTTGACTGAACAGAACGTCGATTAGCTGACCGTAAGCAGCCAGCACTTTCGTTTTCGTAACCTTAATAAAAACACGCGACTTTTCAGTATCAGTGAACTGAACATCAGGGCCATAAATGCCACGATAGTTTCTGTACGCTTGAAGCCACCGCGACTCATCGTGATATCTCGCGTCCTTTGCTCTCTCAAATCTATCTTCAATATAGCTAACTATATTGCTATATTCACCGCGCCCCTCGTCTCCGGTATCGTCTAAAACATTGATCGTTTCGTTTTCGTATTGTTCTGCCATTGTAAATCCTTAATATCCAAACCTAGAATCAGAGGGCGCCCATCTTGTTTTTGGCATATTATCAAACGCGGTTCGCAGGTTTGTAGGGCGAGATGAAACCATGTAACGCAAAGCATCGTAGGCGTGATCCTCGGCGTTGGTATCTACGTCTTCAGCATTGCGCTTGTCTAAAGGAATAGACGAAATCTGGTCGATGATATTTCTACAGTTAGAAAAAAATCTGAGGCCGGGTTCACCAGTATCCTCGTCTTGCATCAGCCTTTTATGGATTTCGATTTTACCGCTGACGCGCGAGCCTGGTGATCTATCAGAGGGTCGGAACCTACAGCCTTCCGCATTAAGCATCTCTGCGATGGACGGGCCGCGATCACCTCGTCTTGCCCAGCAACTGCTATCTAAGACAGCATCGTAGATACGGCCATCACCTAACTCTAAATCGACTATCTGGCGACCTAGCTGGTCGGCTGTCAATCGGTTGACATATAGCTCTCTATAAATCCATATATTATCGTCGTAATCAACAGCGCCCCAAAGGACGGCAGAATGAGAAGCAAAACCAAAGTCAGCAGCACGAATTTTAGTCCAGCCGCTAGGAATCTCAAACGGATCGACAACATGGATTGATTTGTTAAACTCAGGGAACGCGCCATCTGCTACGATATCCCAATCACCGTAAAGATACTGTTGCTTCATTACATCAGGTAACTGAGCCAGCATCGTAACATAGCTATCGTCTTGGGTAAGATATGGATTATCCCACACAGACGCCGGAATAAATTTACGGGTCAACTCTGCGGTGAGTGTCTTGCCGTCTAGTTCATACTCTACTTTTTCAGAGAACCGCGTGTTTGGTTTAGCCGGAGAGATGAATAGTTCTTTTACCCAGCCTGACCCCCTGTTGCCGGGGTTGCCGGTGGCCCGCATATGTAGCGGGATGGTAGGGTCCGCAGAACGCAAAGAGGATCGTAAGAAATACCAAATATCTGGGGTTGGGTATTGTGGTAACTCGTCAACCCCTATCCACGAATACGACTGACCTTGATAACGCAGAACGTCCTGCAAGTTTTCGCAATACCCAAACTCGATTCTTGCACCGCTGGGAAAGTGCCAAGTATTTTCTTGAGTTTTAAACTTCGCACCTGGGACCGCTTTCGGATAAATTTGCTGAGTCTGAAAAATAACATCTCTCAGTTCCGGCATCGTGCGTCGAATTAATAATGCACGAGAGGTAGGCTTATCCACAAACCGTAAAGGAGCAATAAGCAAGCTATAAGTTTTGCCACCCCCACGAGCGCCACCATAAAATACTTCCCTCTCGTTTGATCTGAGGAAATCAGTTTGAGGGCCAGGGTTAGGGCGGAACGCAACTTCTCTATTATCTTCAACAGGCAAATCCTCAAAAGAAATGATGTTGGATGGAGAGGTCGTTTTCTTTTTAGCTCTATCTAGGCGGCGCTTCGCCTGGTCTGCTTTAATCCTAGTTTGTTTCTCAGTTTGTTTAAGATCCTCCAGCTTACGCTGAGTAGGAGTGAGTTTCTTACGGCGTTTTTTTCGCCGGTCTTCAAGCTCTTCTTCTGTCCATGAAAGTTTATGTAATCTAGTTCCCGATAGTTTTCGACCTGTTTCTGTTTCCAACCACGCTGCAACAGATCTAACCGAACGTCCTGCTCGAACATGTTCAATCGCCTCACCCAAAAGTTCTAACGCCTTTGGATCTGGAACGTGCCAACCTACGCCGTCCTCATCTACCTCTCTATCAAAACCAAACGGCAGTTTACCTCTGGCTTTGTATTTTTCAGACCGGAGATGATTAATCTTCGGGTGAGCCATCCGCATCCTCTAGCGGCGGCAAAAATACGATAGCCGCCCCATTTGTTTTATGTTCTACTTTCTCAGTCTTAACGATGCCGGTGCGATCTAAAATCTCTTTCGCAGCAGCTAAACGGTCTTTGTTGCCAAGGGCCGTAGGATCATCCAAGATACCAGACATGGACAACACAGCCTTCGGAGCATTCGCAGCAAGCATATATTCAGCACGTTCAATGATTTCGCTTTTGAGATTACGGATCAACCGAGCCGGATATTCAGACTTGGCGTACCCCGCCATGTCCATAGCTTGTCGGAAGTTACCTTGCGCATCACCAAACAACGCATTCAAAAATTTTTCCTGCTGCTCTGTCATTTTAATACTTTGCTGTTTTGCTGGCCTTTAGGACGCCACGCTGAGTAAAGCCGCCCTGCTTCATTTTAGCCATAGAGTCTGCGTGTTTCATAATCGTCTTGGCTTGCTTGCCGTGCAACTTAGAGGCTTTTGCCAGTTGACCAGCAACCTTTTTGATACCTTTTACACTCATGACTTTGCCTTTTTACCCTTGGTGTACAGCGGACCACGCCGGGTAAACATGCCACCTTTCCGTCTATTGCCACGCATCATCTCTTCATAATCTTGCAACGGATCAGGCGAGTCAGGGAAAAGACGGCGAGCCTCTTCTTCTCTCATCTCCATCGCACTTTTACCGGTCAAACGGATACCGGTCGCGCGTTCAATAGCGCCCCTAATATCGTCCTCGCCAGCGCGACGACTTCTCGTTTGGATGGTTCTAGGACCTTTCTTCTCCGCTGCGCGACGATCAGCAGCCCTCTTTTTAGCAGCAGCCTCTTTTTTCCGCGCCAGACTAATTTCGTTTTCTCGCAACTCGCTGCCTGGTGTGGGTTTCAACTCTCTCTTTTTAGTGATAGGGGCGGCGCGTTTTTTAGCAACAGCAGTTTTGGTCGGTGCTGACTTCGGTTTGTCTTCAGTCTTTTTTCTACGACCCATTTGGCCTCGTCCTGCGGTGCCAGGTTTTTTAGCAGCAGCAGTGTCGGGTTTTTTAGCCCGTACTTTTTCGCTAATATTTTGCAAAGCTCGTTCGCCAGGAGGGGTGCCACCTCCTAGAATGGACTCAGTAGATTTAGGGGCAGCCGGTGGCGGCGGTGGTGTTTTAGTGCCTTTAAAGGCATCAGGGTTATTTTTTTTGAGGGCGCGGATTTTTTCTAGGGCATTGTTCATACGCAATCGTTGCACATCTTTAATATAAGGACTGTCCGTTTTGCCAAACTTTTCTTTAGCCGCATCGTATTGTTTTTGTAGCTTTTCCATTCTAGCTTTCAGAGTGGTGCTACCTTTTCTCTTCCTGTTCATCTGTGACATTAGAACCCCTACCTATATTTTCTAGTCTTCGCTGCAATCCGTTTAGGCTGTTTAACAAATTGCTTACCAGCTTTGGTTCCCTTGCGTTTAGCACGAGTAGTAGCAGCGTACTCAGCAGGGCTAAGTGCCTTGATGGCTTTTTCTGGTAGATATCGCTCACCAGTCTTTGACGATTTTTTGCCCGACTTGGTGCGCCATTTTTGTTTCGTCCAATCCTTCAGACTTTGCTGTGATTTTTTAAGTGCCATTAACGGCCCCGTTCATCTACACGATGACGGTCCTCATGCTCTTCAAACGCTTCCCAAAGCTCGTCAAGGTCATCAGACATCCGCTCTACGTCTTTAGCCATCAGAGCAGTCTTTTGCATCATCTTAGACATCATCTGACCCATGCGCTTATGCTCGGCCAACTCTTCTAAAATTCCTTCAAGTTTACGCTGATGCTCTGCAACGTCACGACGAAGATTAACATTTTGCTCGATAGCCATTTTAGAAGATAGACCGCCTACATCTTCTTTTAGACTCTCAACGGTGTGTGCTTGTTGAGACACCCACCAGATAATACCTGCTGCCTGTAAGATGACCGTAATGATAACTGCAATCGGGATTTTGTTGTCAAAATTCATTTCTTACGAGCCTCCGTTTTCTTCTTCATCGCGTTGATGTACTTACGATACACCGCCGCTGCGCCAGTCTTTTTTGCAACCCTGGCTCGCTGTTCCATTGCTATGGCAGCTTGAATCTTATGCGCGTGAGATCTCCCTGATCGTTTGATCTTAGATACAGATGCCTCGGCATCCTTGGTGGTAGCAAACTTCAATCCGGTAATGGTGCCTTTCGGGTTCTCATCCGTGTAGAGATCCGAGTGTTTCTTAGACTTGGCTGGTTGCCCTGGCTTACGAGGTACACGCCTCATTTCTTAACCAGACCACCCTTCTTCATGAAACCCATCTTATTACGCACAGCGGTAGGCAGTTTCTTCAGACCCTTGCCCTTGGCTCCGGTTGGCACCGGCTTCAGCGACCCGCCGGCAGCTTTAGCCGCGTACTTCTTAGATTTGCGTTTAGTGCCGTCTGCTCTCTTTACCATGCCTCTTGCCCTCGCTGATGCTAACTCAGTAGCACCTAGTTTTTTCCCGGCTCTGAGTTTTTTTCTAATGTTTGCTGCGCTAGGGGCAGTCATGACCTATACCCACCACCAGCTTTCTTATATGCTGCGGCCAGCATCTGAGCTTTCCTAGCAGACCACTGACCTGGCTTGCCACCCTTTGACCCAGCTTTAATTCTGTTAAATTGACGCTTACGCATTTCAGGTTTGGTATAGTTACCAGCCTCGTTAACTCGGCTCTTCGTCTTCTTCTTCCTCGTCGTCTTCGCTGGCATCATACCCCCCATGAAAATTATCGTAGATCGTATCTAGCTCTCTAAAGTCCTCTGACTCTGAAGAGAACTGCCGGTGAATAGGCTCGAAATCAGGTCGCTCACCACCAAGCTCGAAAAAAGCAGGGTCGTAAAACTGACTACGATTATTAGGAACGCCGACAACGCGACCACAATTAAGTTTGCATAGATGAGTAATTTTATTTTGTCGATGATCGTCAGCGTACTGGCTATTAAAGTAGTCAAGCGAGAACCAGTACCTTCCTTCATGCTTTTCACCATTAATCAACGCGAACATCGGTAGATCGCGAAACATGTCAAAACGCACCACGGAGAAATTAAACGAGGCGCAGTCCCAAGGCTGGATCTCATAGTCAGACCAATCGTCATCACACTCTTTGGTCACTATGGCCCGTAAAGGCATTCGACTCCAACCATACCCACCGTAACCAGGTTCAGTAAAGCAAACCTGGAAACTTAACTGCCTTCCCATGTAACTCGTTACAGCATGGACAAAACCACTAAGGTATTCTCCGTGTCCTCTCTTATCCCCCGTAGTATACTCACGGCGAATAAGCACCCGTTCAAACGGGATGTTCTCTGTGAGAAGAGACATTAGTATTTAGCCATTTTACCTTTTCTGGCAGTCATGGTTTTTTTCTTCTTCATCGCAGTACCACCACCCATTTTTTTCATGGTGGTTTTCTTGGTCATCATTTTTTTACCTGAATGTACTGGCATTTTCTTCATTCCCCCTTTTCTAGCGCCCACTCTATTGGGCAGGTTAATCACTGGCATCTTCTGCCTCTCTACTGTGACACTCACATTTGCACACAGATTCATCACAGTTAACTTCTACGCAGCTATCACACCTATCTGTCATAGCACAGGGCCTCCCTCGTTCCATTTGGTTCGATGCGCCCAGTATTTAGCAGACAACTTAGTTTTTGGTGCAGCGCCGTGCCGAGCATAGTAAGATTTCTTTCTAGCCTTATCCTTGGCTGTTTTAGGGTTTTTACCAGCACCACGCACACCCTGTTGTCCGAAACGGATCAGCTTGACCTTATCACCTTCTTTTGCTAGAACAGCATGACTCTTAGTTTTATGCTTTGGGGTACGTTTAGGTTTGTTATATCCAGAAAACGTCTCACCCCTTACAGTGATAGCCATGCGTCCCTCAAAAAAAGTAGGGGCTACCCGTCGATATGAAACGCCCCTTTAAAAATAGTTTCTGCAATCACCAAACCAGAATAGGTTAAACTTGCACACCCAAGCCCCGCAAGACAGAGATACACAAGCCAACGGGTAATTTACGAAGCATTATACACTATATAATTTTAAATGTCAAGTAAAAAGTTTATATATTAGCAAAATATCTGTATCTGTACAAGAGTTTTATGCCGTAGTTGGCTGAGAATAACTTTATATTATATATAATCTTATATTTAATATAATTTATTAATAAATACAATTCCCCTCGTAAATCATATATCAGATTTGATACTTCGTTTTGATACTTCGTATCAATCTAATACAAAGATTGTATCATATATAAATTAAAAAGTCAAGCAAAAAACACATATATGAGATAACTTTTTTGGTAAACATAATTCTGTACAGATAAATACCGGGTTACCCGCCCCATGTGTTGACATTGATTTTTTAGAATTTTGCATAATGACGTAACGCATACCACCCAGGGGCCAGGTGGCGACCGCCCCGGCCTAGGCATTTTGAAGGTTTGAGGGTTTTAGGGCCAGGCCGGCGACCCTTTTTTTATTATTAGGGCCGGCCGGGGTCTCCGAGGCTATTCCAGGGCCAGGAATTAGGGTTTTTTTCGACACAAAACAGGCCGACCCCGTCTCTTGCTAGATAGTACACCCACAACCCTATTTGCCGACCAGGTAACCGACCAGGTAACCGACCAGGTAACCGAAAACGGCTCACCAGGTAGCCGCGTCCTTTGGTTGTATTTCTAACTAACTTATTGAAAACAAACAAAACCGAAAATTTTTTTCCAAAAAACTAAAAAAAAATCTTGACAGGTTTTCGGATGGTAGAATATCAAATCCTTAGTTTCGTCAATCTAACCAAATGGAGAGAGATCATGACCAAGAAAGCATTCAAAACCACCAAAGAGCTTCAAGCCGACGTTGCCAATGCGGTGATCGCCCAAATGCAAACCCACGGCACAGACTGGTTGAAGTCATGGCAAGGCGTTGCCGGTATGAACCCTCTGAGCATGTCCACCGGTAAGAATTACCAGGGCATCAACTGGGTCATTCTCAACATGTACCGCACTGCGCGAGGCTATTCTTCTCACCAATGGGCTACGTTCAAACAGTGGAAGACCCGTGGCGCCTCAGTCAGGAAAGGTGAGAAAGGCGTTGGCGTGGTTTTCTATAAGTCAATCACGATTGAAGACAAAGAGACCGGCGAGGAAAAATCTATTCCAATGCTCAAGTTTTACACCGTGTTTAACTCCGAGCAAGTTGACGGATACACAGACGAAACCCCGGCGTTTGTTCCGCGTAATGATGTTAGCGTCGCGGATGAGTTTACCGCGCAGTGTGGCGCCAAGGTTCAAAACGTAGACTTAGCCTCCGCCCATTACGCTCCAGGGCCGGACCATATCAATATGCCCTATCTCCAACAATTCGACACACCGGAAGATTACCAGGCAACATTGTTGCATGAGTTGACCCATTGGACCGGTCACAAGTCTCGCCTGGATCGCTTCTATAAAAACGAAGACCGCACCAAAGACTACGCGATGGAAGAATTGGTGGCTGAATTAGGTTCCGCCATGTTGTGCGGGTCTTTGGAAATATCTTCCACGCCTCGCGTCGACCATGCCAAATATCTTAATAATTGGATGCAGGCGCTCAAGAATGACCCCGGCGTCATCTTCAAGGCCGCCGCCGCCGCCGCCAAAGCCACCGACTATCTGGTGGCCCTGGCCAACGAAACTAAGGCCGACGCCGCCAAGGTTCAGCAAATCGCTTGAGGTTCTTACAATGGGCCGGGGTTGTATCAGACCTCGGCCTATGATAAGACCCTTAACCAACCAACCAACCAAACGGAGAGACACCATGAAAATCACCCAAGAAAAATACGGCGACCGCATCATGTTGTACGCGGGGGACTACACTATCCCGTGCTATGGCGAGCTTGACCAAACCGCCTCTATCTCGGTTGAGTTCTATGAATATTTCGGGCCTTTGCATGACACCGTGCATAAGCAAAAGATTAAGAAACCTAGCGGCGCGGCTACATGGTCCGATGTTTTGAAACACCTTGTCGAAAAACGTCTTTTTGATCTGTGCGATATTGGTGCCTTATCAGCTTAGGTTCTTGAGGCTGGGGCAGGGTTGTCATATCCTGCCTCAGAACAAGACCCTTAACCAACCAACCAAACGGAGAGAGACCATGATTGAAGAGTTCAAAAAGGGTGATGAGGTCATTGTTAAAATTGGAAAGTCCTCTGATAGAGAACTACAACAACTATCTAAAAAATTCGGTGATACTGCCAGCGGTGTAGTTATAGGACAAACTGGTAAAATCGTTATGATAAAAACTAATAAAGGACAAATAAATCCTTTTATAAAAGATGTTATGAAAGAAGAAATTGGCCCGGCTTCCGGTGACTAGGTTCTTGATGATGGGCCGGGGTTGTCTTACTCTGGCCCATAACAAGACCCTAGAAACCAACCAACCAACGGAGAGAGACATGGACAAGATCACCACCGACAACCAACTTGACGCCTACTGCTTGGACCTTGCCAAGAGTATCGTTGAGGAAACTAAGGATCAGGAGCGCCGCCGAGATTTGGCCCACGAATTTGCCGATCAATCAGAGCATGTGATCTATTATGGCAATGCCCATTCAATCTGCCAGCATTGCGATATTAGTAACGGCGAGGATTTTTTCGACGAGTGTTACGATCACGGGCCGATCAAGAGCTATGACGAGATCGCGACCATCATGGCCTATGGTGAAATGCAGTCCCGAATTTTATCGGCGTTAGATAAGATCGAGGAAGAGGCCGACGATGACCTTGAGGAGGAGGCCGACAATGACTGAGGCGGTGTGGACGACACTGCTCGCGGGTTTGGTAGGGTTTATGCTCTACCTAGCCGCCGCCTGGGTTGCCCAAGATATGTTTCCGGCGGATGTTTTAATTCTGCAACAATCGGAAACCTTGTCATGACTGAGGCGCTTGGAGTAATCTTAGTCATTGGGTTGACTGCTTCCGTAATTTGGTTAGCCGTTGACCAACTGCAATCTATCATCAGAGGAGAGTTCAACCAATGAAAACGCCAACCTATAACAAGAAGGCCGTGGATGCGGCAATCAAACGCGACCCCCGTATCAAACCGAAAGAGGCTAAGGCTATTCACGCCTTGTTAAAAGGCCGCCGGGGCTAGGTTCTTGAAGCTGGGGCGGGGTTAATATACTCTGCCCCAGAACAAGACCCTACAACCAAAAACGGAGAGAGAAGATGACGGAAGATAATGTGGCAAACCCCGACAAAAAAACCGTGGGTGACCTAGCCTTTGATGACATGGTGACCAAAGTTTTACAGACCAATTGGTCATTCGTTCAACGGTTAGTGCGTAATGCGATGAGCGACGTTGAGGGTGATGCGGACTGCACTCAGGAAATAGGTTACCTTTCGAGGTCTGCGCTTTGGTGTGTGCTAGAGGACCTGATGGACGCAGAACAGGCGCTTGAAAAGATTGAAAAGTTCCAACAGAAGTTTGACATGACCCAGACGGAGAGTGGAGATGAATAAATATAAATCGTACCTAATCTTCCCCAAGGCTATCCAACAATTCAAATCGAAGTGGCCGGCCAATGGGTTTGACGAGGAATTGCACACCATTCGCTTTGAACTGGATGCCGGCGACAATCTGGTTGACATTGAGTTTCAAGACTACGATACCAACCCTCTTGATGATGAGGCGTTTGACGACTACGCCATTGGCGCACTGATCGAAGACGCTATCATCTATGGCTTAAACGTAGGCGAGAACCGGTTCAATAGGTTCTATGTGTTCAACCGGTATCATGTGGGAGATAAATAATGCAGATCGCTTTCGTTGGATATATGGACATTACGCGCGACGACCTTAAAACCTTAGCGAGGGAACATGAATTGCCAGTGATGGAGAAAGAGTCGCCGGATGACTATGCAGTCCGCCTTTGCAATACAATCTTGGATCGCGCTATTCAAACATCTTGGACCGTTGTCGAGATATCAAACCATGAGGTAGATGAGACAAGCGATTTCGACGATGAGCGCACGGAGGGTGCGCGATGGTGACCGATCTTTTCATCTATTTGTTTCTGTTCGTGATGCTGTTCGTTGTCGCAATCGTAATGGTGGAGCAGTACTACATCATTCGAGAGATCATGGACGACATCAAACTTGCGAACAGGGTCATCGAAGAAGCGGACAACAAGAATAGGTGCGACAGTTTGTCGCAGGCTAAACCGATTGAATAAGCTGGACAGCTTCCTAAAAGACCCCCAACCTTTAGAGACGTTTCGGCGTCTCTTTTTTTTTGTTGAGGTGCGAATTGACCCGAGTAAACGATGGATACTTTGAATGGGCGAAGGCGGTCATCGAAGCTAACGACCGTCGAGACACACCGTGTAAGGGAGTTTGTAACTATTCTAATGAACAGGACAAATGCCTAACATGTCACCGAAATTTATCTGAGATTACCGCGTGGCCAAACCTAACCAGGTCAGAGCGACGCGAGATGATGCAAGCGATCAGAGCGAGGCGAGATGAAACAACCTAACAGACAGGCATTCGGGGATGCAGAGCAAGCCGCCGTGGCTGAGGTCATGAAATACTATAGCAGCAAAGGCGAAGACCCACCGTATCAGGGCAGGTTTGAGCGACGGTTTGCACTCCGGTTTGAGATGCAGATGGATGGCGGGTTTGCTGTCCCGGTAGCGACGGGAACTGGAGCTTGCTATCTAGCGTTAGCCGCACTCAAGACCTTCTATAATCTACCGGACGGGTCCGAGGTTATCTTGTCCCCGGTCACCGACAGCGGGCCATTAGCGGCAATCGTTGCGCTAGGCTTTGTTCCGGTCATCGCTGATGCAGCGCCCGGTTCTTACAATGTCAACCGGCAATCCATTATAGACTGCGTGACGGATCAAACGGCGGCGGCCTTTGTTGTCCATGCAGCCGGTGCGCCGGTCGAGGATATCCCGCAGATTGCTGAGGATTGCGCCAGCAGTGGTATATATCTTGTTGAGGATTGCAGCCAAGCCCCGTTCGCCATGCCTAAAAGCGTGGCTTATAGTTTTGTTGGTCAGTTTGGAGACATCGCCGCCTTCTCTACCATGTACCGCAAGACAATCCAAAGCGGGGCATCCGGCGGGTTGGTGTATATCAAAGAGGGTGGTCAAGCTGGGCTGGGCAATCATGTTCTGGCACACAAAGATCGCGGCAAACAAACCTGGCGGTCAGACTTAAATCAAAATGACCCAAGCAATGCGCTTTTTCCTGCGCTGAACTGGAACACAGATGAGTTTTCTTGCGCGATAGGTGAGGCAAGTGTAAAGCGAGCGCATGAAACTATAATAAAACGCAACGAATTTGTCGCTCAACTAAAGAAATTACTTGACAAATGCAGCGAGGTATGCTCTATACCAGAGGGCTATCACGATGGACACTCGCCATTTTATTTGCCAATTATTGTTGACGAGAAAAAAATCAACGTCACCAAGACAGAGTTTGCTGAAGCCGTACAAGCCGAAGGTGTAGGCTTATTACCACACTACGGTTGCTTAGTGAGCGACTGGGAGTGGGCGGCTGATTATATTAATTGGCAACCAACTCAAAAATATTCAGAGGGTTACGCGCCTCACGCGGTCAGGACCCCAAACGCCAGAGCGATGCGAGACAGCACGTTTAACCTGTTTCTAAATGAGAACTATACCAAACAGGATGCTGTGGAAATCTTGCTGGCGATAACAAACGTCGAGGAGAGAGTTGTTAAAACTCAACCACAGGGGGGTAAAGGTGTTGAGCAAGTTAGAGCAACTCGTATGGAAAGAGATACAGAAGACGGCTGAACAGTCTGAAGACCCGAAACAATTTTGGGAATACTTTTATCGGTTCCGCTACGCAATCCGCAGTAAGGTAGAAAGATACTGGGAGGACAAACTCTAATGTTCCGATCACCAAACGAAACTTTGTTTTGTGTCTATGACCTAGCCATTGCGCCGATCACGTTTGACTTCATGCACTTTGCTGTGAATTGTGAGATGGCGCGGGCAGCTAACAACGCAAAGTATATCCACTTTGTATTTGTGTTAGGTCCAGACCGGACATGGCGAATGCAGACACCGAAGGATGGGTCACTCACCACTGAAGAAAAGATGTGGCGGCTGAAGCATATACTAGAACCAATCGCCCGCATGACACCAGAATACGCTGGTCACTCGGTCTACCTTGATAGAAACGAGGCAGCTAAAGAACTCGCAGCTTTGCCAGGTAGTCTGATCTGGCCACCGTCCTATCATATCAACCAACCAAACAGCGCGTTTATGTTGACACAGGTGGTTGATATTTATGGGCAGGTGAAAGAGAAGGACCAAGGCATCACCCCGGTTTGTCTTAAGCCTTGTCCAGAGGCCGTGAGGTTGGCAAGGCTATGGTGTGACAAGCAAGATGTCGATACCGAGCATATGGTCACAATCACTGTGCGCCAATCTAATATTGAGAAAGAACGCAACAGCAACCTGCAATCGTGGCTACGGTTTGCAAGAGAGATTTTAAAAGAAGGCTGGCATCCCGTAGTCATGCCCGACACCGAGCAGGTTGTTGTCCATGATGCGGATGACTTGCATGATCTTAAGGTCTATTGGCCTGGGCCAGTAAACTTAGACCTACGCGTGGCGATGTATCATTTGGCAGCTTACAACCTCAGTCACAACGGTGGGCCGGCTGCGTTAAACTTCTTCTTGCCGGGTTCTAAATACCTTCAGTGGTTACCCGTCGATGCGTTACCAAAGGTAATCGAAGCTGAGGGAGAACAAGGACAAGAGAGATTATTGGGGTTGAAGAAAGGCGAGGACTATGACTTCGCAGAAGGAATCAAAAAATACGTGTGGGACAAAGCGACCTACACAAAAATCTACAAGCGGTTCAACGAGTTCGTGGAAGAAACGAAAGATTGATTGGGACTGGGAAGACGAGTGGTTGAGGGTCTATATGATTGCAAGACTGAGGAGCAAAAAATGACTGTTGGTGAAAGATTAAAACAGGCACGGAAAGCTGCTGGGTTTAAAACTGCCAAAGCATTTGCTGAGAAAATGTTAGAGCCAAAACAAAAGGCAACTTATTACACTCACGAATCGGGTCAGCGCAGTGTTCGTGTGCAAACAGCAACCCTCTACGCGCAGTTGATGGGGACAACACCGGAGGCCATTTTGTTTGGCAAGGAGAAACAAGTGACGATGGACACGAAGAGATATATTTTAGATTCGCTGGAGCGATACTATCAAGGCCAGATTGCAAAGCATAAAGCGAACATTAGCGTGTTGTTCAATAATCATGTTGGTCTGGCTGAACATCCTGACATTATAGAAACATTAGATAGTCAGCTTGGATTGTTAGCTGACTATGATGAAAAGTTAGAGATGCTTTACAAGCATTTCTATAGGCAGAAAGTAGACACTGCCGGTCCTCCAGATAATACTGGGTGACGCAAAGACCGCGCTCCCTTAGCTCAATGGATAGAGCAACAGCCTTCTAAGCTGTGGGTTGCAAGTTCGAGTCTTGCAGGGAGCGCCACTCAAAGGAAATAACATGGGAAAAAATTATGAAGTTGGAAGTGAAGCGCCCGATATAATTTACTGTACTGCGGACGATTTATTCTGGGAATGGGAAGAGGAGTTTGCCCAACTTGATCTCCCACTAGAATTTAATTTAAGTGATATAGAAATTGTCGAAGATCATATAAACCTGCGAACATGGGAAGATTTCGATAGTGAAGAACAAACCCAAAAAGAAATCGAATCGTTTCGCAAAAGACTTGATGAACCCGAAATATAAACCCAGGGTCATACCGAATAAACGTAGGGGGGACAGGAATGATCGAAGAGCTAATAAACGATTTGATGTTGAAGATCGGTGAGACTAAGCGGTTTGACTGTCCCTTCTGCGGCGGTGTTAATACATTTACTATAACGAAAGAGCGCGATAGCACAGTTTGGAACTGTTACAAAGCAAGCTGTCCAGCCAAAGGTGGCATTGGAACAAAGCTATCTCGTGCTGATTTAGCACATAGAAAACAACAGCCTAAACCACCACCACCGTTTGTTATACCATCTTCTTTCACGTTAGATTTCCCAGTCCGAATGGTCAGGTATCTCGAAAAAAACAACGTTTTAGAAGCCTGGAAAGCAAACCGGCTACAGTTGTACTACGACGTGGCTGCTAATCGTGTTGTTTTTATCATCAAGGCAGATAACAAACCCGTCGATGCTGTAGGCAGAGCCTTGCACAAAGGTGTTAAATGGTTGCGGTATGGTAACAGCAAAGAGCCATTCATTGTGCCAACAGATACTTACCATGCGATTGTAGTCGAGGACGCAGCATCAGCCGCCGCCGTCTCTGAGTACGGCACAGGCATTGCCTTGTTAGGAACACAATTAACAGACCGTTCACTAGAAATAATTTCACAGTATAGGTCAGTGACCGTTGCCCTAGATAGAGACGCAACAAATAAGGCGTTACACTTGACCAAGAGAATTAAACAGTTTACCACTGCTACTATGAAGATTTTAAAAGAAGACCCGAAAGTTTATCCCAGGGGGGTAGTAGAATGAAGAGGCGATTAAATCAAAAGCTGCAACAACAACTAGATGCAGCCGGGCAAGAACGGTTAGATTACCATCCGTTTGCTCACCTAAGAGGTCGGGATGATGAAGATGCGTGGCAAGAGATACACGAGACTTTATCTTTTTTAGAGGAGATTAAAGATCATGACGGATAACACCAGCAATTTGTTACTGGGTTTATTTTTACGTTATGATTTTTGGGAGCAAAACAATTTACTACTTGGCGAAAACTATTTCGAGGAGGAGAGCAAAAAGATTTATCAGGTGATCGAACAGGCTCACCTAAAATACAAACGTGATCTAACCATTGCCGAGGTCGAGGCACTCCTACATGCTAACAACCCTCTGCTCACGGCTGCACAGAAGGCTATGTATGACAAGCTGCTGCACACCATCGACCCGGTGATCGGGGAAGACGTGGCCGGGGAGGTTTTAAAGGCATCTTTCAGAGAGTATATGGGGCAGACCGTTGCGCATATTGGCATGAGTTTGATAGACGGTAAGGATGTCGATCTGACAACACTTAGAGAACTTGCTGACAAATACGAAGGCGGGTTTATTCCAGACAAACAGCTAGAGGTTTTGTCAACCGACTTCGATGAAATCCTAGAGTACAATAACGTAAAGCTACCCTGGCAATTTAACCTGGGGGGGTTGACCAACTTAATCCCTGGTATCGGACCAGGCAACTTCGGTATCGTGTTCGCTTTGGTAGAGTCTGGCAAGTCCGCCTTTGGTATCAGTCTTTGCTTTGGACCGGAAGGGTTTGCGGCTCAGGGTGCCAGGGTGTTGTATATCGCAAACGAGGAGCCAGCAGAAGCAACCAGGTTCCGCGCTGTAATGAGCCACACCGGATACAACGAGCAACGGATATTAACTAACCGGCACTGCGCGGCTGACCAGTGGCGACAAATTAGAGACAAGGTGTTGTTCCATGAGACAACCGACATACGACAGTTAGAAGCTCTGGTGAAAAAACACAAACCCGATATCGTTGTCATCGACCAGATGGACAAGCTCAATATTCGCGGTGAGTTTCATAGAGATGATCTAAAACTTGGCGAGGTCTATCGCCGGGGCCGTGAGATCGCGAAGAAAAATAACTGTTCTGTTATTGCAGTCACACAAGCCGACGCAAGCGCCGACGGTCGAACAAATTTACGCTTCACACAAATGTCTGGCAGTAAGATTGGCAAACCTGCTGAGGCTGATTATGTGATCGGCCTTGGTAAAGAAACAACTGGTGATGGGTCTGATAATTTTTTACGCTATCTTACCGTGTCTAAAAACAAGGTTGGTGGCAGGCATGGCAGATGCATTGTAAAAATCGTCCCAGAAATTTCTAGGTATCATGACTAAAAAATGCTTGACAAAGCTGAAAAAGCATGTTATCTGGACTGATAAGGACCTGGAAGTTCTATATCTATATATAATATATATTATTAATATAGTATTATATAAACATATATTAATATATATATTATAGGAGAGGTGTGATGAATATAATTATATGTGGACCAAGATGGCGTAACGACAATATAGCTATCTATCTTAGACAGCGTGGTCACACTGTCATGATTGATAACGAGAGACGGCTTTTGACAGACCTAGACAACGGTTTGACGGCTGATCTGATTATCAGCAACGGGTTTGGACCTATCTTCAAGCCCCATCATGTTGAGAAACATAATATCATTAACATCCACCCAGCTAGTTTGCCTCACGGACGAGGCATCTATCCTAATGTGTGGGCCTTATACAACGGCACTGCGATAGGTGTGTCTATCCACCAGATCGACGAAGGCATTGACACCGGCGACATGCTGGCAAGTGACTACATGCAGCACTGGGAGCTTGAGTGTAGGCTTAACAACCCTGCCGAAACGCTACAAACCTTTTATGACCACCTGCTGCGTCGAGCAGAGTATCTTTTCTATGCAACCTGGCCTCGGATAGAAGACGGCACCATCGTGCCATATCAACAGGCCCCCGGTGGGTTTCAGCATTACAAAAACAGAGAGCAATCTGAAAAGCTCATGGGCCTGTTCGCGGATCGGTGGGCAACCCCAATCAAGATTGTTCACTTAGCAGGTCAGATGGCGCGGGAGGCTACCAATGCCCCAATATACAGTGATTGATTTAGAGGTTGACCTTAATGGTGATCGCTCAGACCCGACGCCTTACAACGCTAATAACAGTCTAGCTGCTATCGGCTATATGAGACTTGGTGTAGATGATGAGCCGGTTGTGATCTACCCAGACGATCTACAAGGTCTGTCAACCTTCCGCGACATATTATCACAGTCTGATTATATCATTGCACATAACGCGAAGTTTGACTTATCCTGGTTGCGTGAAAGTGGTTTCGACTTTGAGGGCAAGGTGATTGATACAATGATTAATCAGTACGTCCTCAATCGTGCGGTCCGAGGTCCCCTAGCCTTGGCCGCACTGTCCTCAAGCTACGGGGTTACTGAGAAATTAGCCTCCCTCGGTGAAGCCCTGAGTGCAGGACAAAACTTCTCTGATATACACAGAGAGGAAGGAACTAGATATCTGTCTCACGATGTCAAGGCGACTGCTGAGATTTATGTGAAACAGACGGAGCAAATGACCAGTGCCGAGGGCATGTCACTCATTCCCGTTAGAGATTTGATGTGCCAATTTTGCTCTGTTCTGACAGATATCGAACGGTCAGGAATGGCAATTGATCTTGATGTGCTTGACAAGGTGGATCAGGATTACGCACAGGAGCAGGAGGAGCTTTCAACATTCTTGACTGCGACTACCCATAAGCTGATGGGCGACACGCCGGTTAACTTGTCCTCCCCAGAGCAAATGTCTGAGGTTCTGTATTCTATGAAGCTGGTTGATAAAGCTGCATGGAAAGAAATTATGAACATCGGGACAGATGTAAACGGTAAGCCGAAGCGTCGCCCACGGCTATCTCTGACAGAGTTTAAGGATGCTTTGTCAAGATGCTTCAAACGCTCCTTCAAAACCCGTTCTCTTCAATGCCCCGGCTGTCATGGCCGGGGTTCTTTTTTTAAGATGAAGAAAAATGGAGAGCGGTTCAAGAAAGCCACTAAATGTCAGATGTGTGATAGGCGAGGCTTTCTATTAGAAGATACGAAAGAGCGAGCGGGCTTAAATATCAAACCGTCTGTCGCCTTGGCTGCGTCTGGAGGCTTCAAGACAGATAAGATTACTTTGAACAACCTCATGAATCAGGTGCAAGACCCAGACGCTAAAAAGTTTTTAGAGTCAATCGTCCGATTGTCTGCGATAGAAACTTACAGAGCGTCTTTCATCGAAGGCATCAAGAAAGGAATTAAGTCTGATGGTTTACTCCATGCTAATTTTAACCAATGTATCACTTCTACAGGTCGTCTAAGTAGCAGCAACCCCAACCTACAAAACATGCCAAAGGGGAAGTTGTTTCCTGTTCGCCGTGCTTTTGTAAGCCGGTTTGATAACGGTGAGTTGATTGAGATTGACTACTCACAGTTAGAGTTTCGCGTGGCCGGTACGCTGGCCCGAGATAACAAAATCAAAGAGGAGGTAGAGAATGGTTTTGATGTCCATGCCTACACTGCGAAAGTCCTTACAGATCATGGGGAACCCACTGAACGAGGCCCAGCTAAAGCAAGTACTTTTAGACCCTTGTACGGCGGCACAAGTGGCACTCCAGCACAGATGGCTTACTTCAAAGAGTTCTTCGCCAAATACCAAGGCATCTTCGCCTGGCACACAGAGCTACAAGAGCGAGCGATCAGGACAAAGCGGATCATTACCGCCACCGGAAGACAGTTCGATTTTCCAGATTGCTTCCGTAATAGCCAGGGAAACGCCAGCGCCAAAACCCAAATAGTGAACTACCCTGTTCAATCAGTTGCCACGGCAGAGATCGTGCCACTCGGTGTGATCCTGCTGTGCAACAAACTAAAAGAACTAGACTTGAGAAGTCGTGTTATCAACACCGTGCATGACAGTGTGTTGATTGACTGCCATCCAGATGAAATAAATATCATAAAAGATATTGGCCCATCCTGTTTGCTTGCCGCACAAGATGAAGCACAGCGACGCTTCGGTCTTGATACTTTCATTCCTTTGGCTGTTGAGATGTCAAAGGGTAAAAACTGGATGGAGCAGTACGATTTTACTTGACTTTTCAAAAAGACTGTGCTAGAACATAACTCTTTAAATTGGGGAACACTAATGAATCAACTCTCTACATTACAAGATACGCCAGACTTCGCGGCTATGTATTCAGTTCCGTCTACCGGAGCGCCTAATATCGCACGAGCTAGGATCAATCGAGACTCTAATATTAAATTCAACGATAAATTGGTCACAGTTCCCGCCCCGTCTATCTGCCTTAAGGATACGGACGGTCTGGAATACTATTCAACTGAGGTTTACATCAGAGTGTATATGGATACCATGCAGACTATGGTATTCGATGCAGAGAAAGAGCAATACACGAATATCTCATCCCACTTCCATAACTTCAAAAGCGTTGCTTTAGATTGGTTTGGTGGTGATAAATGTGGCTGGGTGCCATATAAACAGAAAGAAAAGCTGCGGCTGGAGGACCCAATCGCCTACGCAAATGCAAGTAAGGTGAAGCTGTATCGCCATTTGTATGGAACAATGAGGATGGTAGACCCGGTGTCTCCAGGCACAGATACAGCTAAAGAAATCAATGATGTTCCTTTCCGCATGAGACTTGGCCCATCTAATTTTAAAGAGATTGGCGATGTTCTAGGTGGCTTGATGTCACACAAACCAGCGATCAATCCTGCGTCTGTAGAGATGAGGTTGGATTACGACATGGATTCTCGCGGATCAAATAAGTGGTTTGTACTAAAATACAAACCGATGCTTGATAACATCATCGAATTAGACAGCGACGACGAGATTCTTCGCCAAGATTTTTTAGCGTTGAAGGAATATGAGAACGCGCAAGTTGAAGCACGTATGCGCGATAACAGCAGTGGTGTGGTCGATGCGTTCGACGACATCTTAGAGCCGTGACATGCACAGTGATGTGCATTGGCTTCAAGAAAAGTTAGATGACTTTCTTCAAAGCAAGCCGGCGTTGCCTCCTAACGTAATACAGGAGGCAACGCAAAGTTTTAATGATAAACTACAGAGGTTTAACGAACTACCCAGAGAAAAGTCAACACTCCCGTCACTATCCCAGGTTGGCAAGCCATTCTGCATTCTTCACGCAGAGAAACTAAACTGGAAGCCCTTACCAAAGACACCATCGTTTAAAGTAAAAATGACGTATGGTGACATGACAGAAGTTCTAGCTGTTGCCATATTAAAAGCAGCAGGTATTAATATTTTTGCCACTAATCAGCGCACTGTATTGCATACAGATGAAGGTCAATTGAACGGTGAGTTTGATATAATTATTCAAGACGAGGCAGGTCAGCTAACCTTGTGGGATATCAAATCTGCCTCACGCTATGCTTTCGATAGTAAATTTAAATCGTATGAAGCATTAAAAGAAACTGATAGCTTCGGGTACGTCAGTCAATTGTTTGGTTATACTAGGGCCGAAAGAGTTAAGTATCATGATCTTGAGGCCGGCGGTTGGATTGTCATTAGTAAAGAGACAGGCGATATTAAAATTTGCCCAGCCGACCCAGCAGATGAAGATTTGTATTATCATAAAATTGTAGACACAATTAAACGATACAAAACTGCTGACAAAGATAACTTTAAACGTGATTTTTCAGACGTTGAAGAAACCTTTTACAAGAAGCTAACAGGTAACCGCAAGTTGGCTACCACCTGTTCTTATTGTGATTATAAATATACATGCTGGCCTGACTTGCAATATCGCAAACGAGCTAGGTCTAAGTCAGCAAATGCCTTTGAATACTACACGTTCTTCCAAGAAGAGCCGAAAGATATCAGTAGCGTCAGCGAAAGCTAAGGGTCGCCGTCTTCAGCAGTGGGTGCGAGATTGGTTACGCCAGACTTTACCCGGTGTGGAGGACGATGACATTCAGTCTACCCCCGGCGGTGTGAATGGGCCTGATATCGGTCTTAGCCCTCTTGCTCGGCGTAAGTTTCCCTGGACTGTGGAGTGTAAAGCCAGAGCCAGAGTGACTTTATACGACGCGCTTGAGCAAGCCGAATCTAATTTAATTAAAGATACTAAACCCGTCGCCATTGTTAAGGGGGATCGAAAAGAACCTATAGCTATCCTTTATGCAAAAGATTTTTTAGAAATGAGCCAATGGATAAAAAAGCGCCACTAGAACTTAGTCACAAAGTGATGATCCCGAACAACACGTTTGGTATCTTTGTGCATCTGGACACAGAAAACCAAATGTTGCAAGTCGAGGTTGGTGATTTTGTCACTAAATCCTTGGAAGGTACTAAAGAATATGACGCGATGGCTTGCATTATCACGATTTTAACTGAGGCTGTCGATAATTCTCTTTCTGAGTTTATGGATATTGATCCGGAGTATGAGCTTAAAAATCAATGCGAAGTAAAATTTGACGGCGACAATGTTATTCCCTTCCCCGGTCTAAATAGGAAAAACTGATGAATGAATATTACCTCAAAAGAAATTTAATTCTAACAAGGGCGCAAGACCTGATTAACAACGACAGGCAGGAGGAATATGGACCGCCAAATAAAAACTTCAAAGATATCTCTGCTGGGTGGTCAATAATTTTTGACAAAGAGGTGCAGCCATTTGAGGTCGCTCTAGCGATGGACTGGGTGAAGACCTGTAGAGCGTTGAAGAGTCCCGAGCTTGAAGATAGCTGGATTGACAAGGCCGGTTATAGTGCAATCGGAGGAGAATTAGTAGGAGAATTAGTAGGAGAATATGACGATGAATGATTTTAATCAGACCACTGAAGCTGACATCAAAGAGCTTGAATTGGAGATCAAAGCTAAACAAGATCAGCTTAACAGTATCAAGTATGCTGACTATGAGGCTGCTAAACAAGAATACACTCTAGCACAAGAAAACTATCAAGAGGCGTATAAGCATCTCATCGTGTGCAAGAATAAGTATCTGTCTGAGATGAACAAAAAGATTCGTGAGAAAAGCACAACTTATTTCTTTGGTGGTCGCGCTTTCTAATGAAGCTCAAAGTACGCCTAGATATAAATGTTGAAGACGATGCGTCGTGGATTCCTGCTGATGGAGTTCACGGCGTTATCAATGAAGCTGAAGAATTAATTATTGAAGCCGTTGAGAACTGTATTGACGGGGCGTTAGTTACTGTGATTGGTGTGAAAGTAGATGAGTAATTTTAAGTCAAATAAAAATCCAATGTTCCGCTCTAAGTTTAGCGAGGACATCTTTAATTTGAAATACTCCCATACTGGGTGTGAAACTTGGGAACAGTTGGCCTGTGTATTGGTTGACGACGTTTGCGGTGACTATCGTTACGGGGAGGACAAACTTCTAACTGACGATGAATTGTTTCAGTTGAAGGAGTATATCACGGACCTTAAGTTCGTACCAGGCGGTAGATACCTTTACTATGCTGGGCGCAAGAACAGGTTCTACAATAACTGTTTCCTGTTGAAAGCTGAAGAGGACACGAGAGAAGACTGGGCTAATCTTAGTTGGAAGTCCGAATCGTGTCTGATGACCGGCGGTGGAATTGGCATTGACTACAGTGTGTATCGCCAGTCAGGCCGAGTGTTGAACGGCACTGGTGGAACTGCCAGTGGTCCGGTTCCTAAGATGCAAATGATTAACGAAATCGGACGACGAGTGATGCAAGGTGGATCTCGTCGCTCTGCAATCTACGCCTCCTTGAACTGGCAGCATGGTGATATTGATGCTTTCTTGAAGGCTAAAGATTGGGACACGATGCCTGTGGGTAAAACGGGCCTCACCCTAAAACAAATCAAAGAGCAGGACTTCAACTTCCCTGCTCCTCTTGACATGACCAATATCAGTGTGAACTACGACACTGATTGGTTGCTACAATATTGGGAGACCGGCAAAGTAGGTAGCGTGTTCATTGACAATATCAAACAGGCATTGCGAACTGCGGAGCCTGGGTTCTCCTTTAACTTTATGGAGGATGAGAATGATACGTTACGGAATGCCTGTACTGAAGTCGTTAGTGCTGATGACAGCGATGTCTGCAACTTGGGCAGCATCAACATGGGCCGTATTGCATCGGTATCAGAATTTGCTGACATCGTAGAACTTGCGACCAAGTTTCTTATCTGCGGAACTTTAAGGGCGCACCTGCCCTATGCCAAAGTGTATGAAACCAGGGAAAAGAACCGTCGTCTTGGGTTGGGCTTGATGGGTATGCACGAATGGCTCATCAAGCGCAACTCTAAATATCAGGTGACTCCTGAGCTACACCGGTGGCTGGCTATCTACAAAGGTGTATCTGATAAAGTATCTAAGGATTTTGCAGATGAGTTGTCTGTCTCTCGGCCAGTCGCTAATCGTGCTATCGCGCCCACGGGTTCGATTGGTATTCTTGCTGGTACTACTACTGGAGTTGAACCTCTCTTTGCTGTAGCCTACAAACGTCGTTATCTGACGCAAGGCACCCGCTGGAAATATCAGTATGTGGTGGACAGTGCAGCACAAGAACTAATCGACATCTACGGTGTTGAGCCGGATAGCATTGAAAGCGCCTTGGATCTTGCGGACGACTATGAACGCCGCATGATGTTCCAAGCTGACGTGCAAGACTACGTTGATATGTCTATTAGTTCAACCATCAACCTACCACAGTGGGGGTCTAAACTAAACAATGAAGATACAGTGGAGGACTTTGCTAATACCTTGGCTAAGTATGCCCACAGACTCCGTGGCTTTACTTGCTATCCTGATGGCGCACGAGGTGGGCAGCCCCTTTCTGTGGTTCCTTACAGCGAGGCTGTAGATAAACTGGGGACGGAATTTGAGGAACACGTCGAAGCTCATGACATTTGCGATATCGCTCAAACTGGAGGGACTTGTGGCTCCTAAGCGATATCCTTTTCCTATGCGAGATATTTTCTCAGAAGGGCGGAGAGGGTTTAGAAATTATTCTGCTAACCCTTTTCGACCCCACTCCGACAGATATAGGGAGTGGGAACGGGGGTTCAATTATGAATATTTCAAGGCTCAAAAAAGAGCAACTAACTTTATTTATAGAACATGAAGATTTAGGCGGGGGTGAGGGTAAGGTTTGTAGCAAGTGCAATATGTTTCTTCCTTTATCCTCTTACTCTTTTACTAGCGGTGGTAATTATCTCAGACCCGAATGTCGTAAGTGCAATCAGGAACTATCCAAAACCAGAGAGGAGTTACGATACAAACATGGCCCGCCTCCAGAAAATTATATCTGCCCTATCTGTCTGGCTGACGAGGAGTCGGTCAAAGGCAAAGGGAACACCCGCAACGGAAGCTGGGTGCTTGACCATAACCACCAAACAAAAAGTTTTCGAGGCTGGCTGTGCCACAAATGTAACCGGGCGTTGGGCGGCTTTGATGACAACATCCAAATATTAAATAGAGCTATCAATTATTTAGAGTGTACTGATGGAAGCGAAACTAATCGACGTGATGGGAACCGACCTGAGTGTGGTGAACGCCGCGCGGGTTAGTTTCAATAAAGAATCTTTTTATAACTTTAGTGAGGGCTTCGCTGATCTCGAAGAGCGAGATTCAAAACTAATCAAGTATCTTGCTAACCATAATCACTTCACTCCGTTTACTCACTGCACTATCACCATGCGTGAGCGTGTGCCTATCTTTGTTGCAAGACAACGCTTTAAACATGTGATTGGGTTCAGTTACAACGAGATCAGTCGCAGGTATGTTAGTTACGAGGCTGAGACGTACACACCTACCGAGTGGCGTAAGGCCGCTTCCGACAAGAAGCAAGGTTCCTCAGACGAAACGGTAGATATCAACCCAAACAATCAGATTGTAGATATCTATCAGCAAGCTATCGACAGTGCTTTATGGACATACGATAGGCTGATTCAGAAAGGCGTCTGTCCAGAACAGGCTCGCATGGTTTTACCTCAGTCTGCTTACACAGAATACTACGTTACTGGGTCGTTATATGCTTGGGCCAGGGCGTTTAATCTGAGAAGTTCCTCAGATGCACAGAAAGAAATCCAAGACCTTGCTTGGCGGTGGGACGAAATCCTTATGGAGAAGTTTCCGTATAGCTGGGTCGCTCTAACAGAGGCGGGTGTTTAGATATGTTGACGATTTTAGGCAGTTTGCTAGGTTTTGGTAGTTCTATGCTACCGAAGGTGTTTGAGTTTTTTCAAGATCGGGCTGATAGAGCGCACGAGTTGGC